CCTGATGCAGCCGTCTTACTGTCCTTCAAAGTGACGACCAGTTCTGGCAAAGTGTCACCGACAACCATATTAAGAGTTTGTGAGTAAGCCAATTAGATAAACTCCCTCTTTCTCACCTTCAAGTTTCCGCCACTAAAGCCAAACTTAACCTGGCGAATAGCGGAGCTAACTGACCGATCAAAAAATTGTTTGTTAAGGATTCCCGCACTCTGATTGGAGAAAGGCTGGTTAGGCATCAATTGCAGCCGGTATAAAGCACCTTGTGTAATAGCTTCTCGGTTTTCTTTCCCGACCGTGTCTGGAACGCTGGTTGAAGCTGCGGACGGTTTTAAGCTGTAAAGAACTCTTAATGTGTCGGCAGCGTCTGGAATAGGCGCTAGAAAGAAATTGGTGTTGTCTTTTTGAGAATAATATTTTGGCGTTCCTTGTTCTGCTCCGTCTCCGATCTTGTGCAACAACTCTGACCAGCTAACCGCTTCAAGTTTGGTTTTATTTGCAAATATGTCCGTAATGTAGTTCAACTCCGTTCCATTAGGGATCGATACGTCATACTCATTGACGCCTTTAGTGATTAGGATCTCTTCAGCTTCAGGAATGTAGACGCCCGTCTTTCTGCAGAATTCTATAGACGAATCTCTTACCGCTCTTTCCAGCATGAAGTCGGGAACACCCTGGCATTCCTGTCGAACGTAATCGCCAAAATCAAGAAACTTCATGCCGCTTGCCCTCCAGCCATGGGTCGAGGTGAAGCAGCAGCATCACTTCTCGTTTTAATCCCTATGCTTTGAGCAAACGCACTGAAGTGCATTTGTGCTCTACTGATATTTCCTTCTTCGCTATCAATCTGATAAGCGCGATGTAACACATAGTCCAACAGGCAGTTGGCATATACGTCATCTAGCCCCATTAACGTGGTATCAGTAGAGAAATTAGAAATAGCGATATCAGAAGGTACAGAGCTATATACAATTTCAAGCGAGTGCGTCCCCGAAACCGCCTTCGGATAAACGTAGAAAGACTTTGGATCAGTTGAATCATAGATGAAATGCTCAATGCCGTTGTTTCCTGCGACTGCGTCATGCCAGGTTGGTAGGTTCTGATCAAGCATCACTCTTTCAACTTGAGTAACAACTCTTCCGCCTGTATTGCGGTGAATATCCACCAAGCGTAAAGCAGCCGCTGGTAATGTTTGTTTACTTCCAGAAGCACAAGAGAAAGTCGCATTAGTGACGTTGGCGTCTGGTCGATGCAAAACAACCTCGCGCTGACCATCGTTGAAGAACTTCAACAAATTGGCGTTGGTGAATCGAGTAGCTGCCGTATCCTGCAAAATGACACTGGCTCTACCCAGAATATCAACAACCTTAATCGTCGCCATCTTCTTCCTCTGCCTCTTGCCATGCTATGACTTCAAGATCAGGTAGCCCTTTGAATGCGTCGGTATAGGGAAACTCATTTCCTGTTACCACGTTTCGCACTGTTAACGGCACTCTTGCCTTCTTTTTAGGTGGCGGATTTTTTTTATTTTCCGCGAGCCTTGCCACTTGGTCCTGTAAATCAGAGAGCTTCATTCTCCTATCCAGCGTCACGCCAAATTGGTTTTTAGCCTCTTCATACAAGTCGTCTTTTTCTGTCATATTTATTCCTTAAAAAGCAGGGGAGCCAAAAGACTCCCCCACATTAATGCGGACTATTACGTCCACTTACCTACATAAAGTGCATCAGGCACTACAACCTTTGAGCCAAAGACTTTTAAGCCTCTAACCTGGTCGCCAAATGTTGACTCCATTCGGTTTGTCTCGGTATTTGTAAACTGAGACGCGAATGAAATCGCTTTTGGATGACCCGCAAGGATGTGCGTATAGCCAGAGTCAGCACCACTACCAGGTGTGTAAAGCATGTTGGACTGATAAACCGTGAAACGGTCAACCATGCCCACCTTGCCATTACGCATTGGTGAAGTGTCGTCCCCTGTCAAGTACGCTTGACGCAGTTCTGATTGCTTGAGCAGAGAAATGAACTCAGGAGAAAGGACAGCAAATCGCCCCTCTTCAGGAATGTTCAGTTCATCCAACGACTTCGCAGCCGTTAGGAGTTCGCCAAGTATGTTGGCTGCTGTAATCGTGGTTTGGCTACCAATGGTAGTCGCGCCAGCTACAACTCCAGACAATACTTCTGTCTCAACTGCCACGCGCATCCCCTCACCAGCATCGTTAGATGCTGCCTCAAGGAGGTCAATGTTTGATTGCGCTGCCAGTACATCGTCAATTTTAAAGCTATAATATTTCGCTTTATCAATTAACAATTCGACCTTGGCGGTTTCCAGCTCTTGGGTAGTGATCGAGCCAGCGTAATCAGCAATGGTTACTGCCGGTACTGTCCTGATCGTTACCTTGTCGCCTTGACCGGTGATTTCCCCCTCATAATCCGTGTTCGAAATACTGGGCAAAACCGAAGTCTTGTAGAATTTAGCTTGCAAAAGCTTGCTAAATATTTCGGGTATAAAGTTGACCTCGGAGGTCGCACCCGTACTAAAAAATGAAAATGCCATTTCAAAAAATCCTCATGCGAAAGATTTAATTAACGGCGTATAGATCCCTCGCCCCATGCGCTCATGATTTGATCTTTATTTTTTTCAAATTCATGTAGCGGCATCTTTGTGATGTCATCCACGGTCCAAGTTTTCTTTGCGCCAACCTTCTGCTTTCGAGCTTTTGGCATCTTTGGCTGTGCAGCCTCTTGCGCCTTCTCTAAAGCAGTCTCTCGCGGCGTAGGAGCTTTTATCTTCAAGTCCTCTTTGAATTTGCTGATTGCAAAATTGACATCGTTCGCTGATCCGGCTTCGATGTAATGCTGAATGTCAGCATTCTGGGCATCGAGCCATAAAGCCCAGTCACTCGTTTGAGTGATCTGCTGAACATCAGGGTGAGCAGCTTCGATTTTTGCGAAGTGCGCCTCCCTGTCTTTTTGTTCTACCAGCTTCTCTCTGTCATTTCGCACAGCGTTCAAGGATTCGTTTGTTCTTCCAAGCTCCGCTCTCATAGCGTCATTCTGATCAAAGAGTGGAGCAAAATCGGGATAGTCTTCCCTTAATTGCGTAATCTTCGATGCATCATGAGTCTTCTCTAAGAGCTGACCTTTCAAGTCGCCAATAGCTTCGAGTAAGGATGTATTGTGTTTCCTCAGCTCTGCAGCTTCCTGGTTACTCTTCGTCATCTTTGCCTGAGCGCCCTTCATTGCACGTTCTGCTTTATCGACACGCGATATCAGTTCGTCTAGGTCGGATTTTTCGCCGCTTCCTTCTTCCTCACTAGGAGCTTCTGCCTCAACTTCAACCTGATCCGATTGCTCTTCGGGGGCTGTCTCAAGGATTTCTTCTTCAACATTCTCAGTGTCCGCTGCCACGGGTTCATCCTGTTGCTTTCTGACTTCCTCAAGCATTTCTTGGGCTTCTTGTTCCAGTCGCTCTGGGTCATTTCTGTTTGCCATTTACTTTTCCTACGAGACCAAATTGGTTGTTCGTTAAACTACAGATATCCGATTGGCACGGGTCTGCTTGTGAAGTACAGCTTTCGCTGCGGTTTCAAGATCCAGCAGGAAATGCAACTCATTGAGTCGTCCCTGCTCGAATCTAAAATTCGTTTTATCGGCTATCTCTAACCGTTTTTGTGCGTCAGCTAATCGTTCAGACAGGAGGGCTTGCAGGTGGTCCCATTGGGGCTGGTTCTTCAGCCATAGGCATGCCTGGGCTTGCTCCTGCGATAGCTTCAGCTTGGAGTGCTTGTTGCTCAGCTTGTATCTGCTCCATAGATTTCAATATGTCGTCAGGATCGATATCCATCGACTGAGCTATATCTCTCAGTAACTGGGGTCGATCCACTAGAGCCGCATCCATGGGGTTTGAAACCAGAGATAAGAATTGAAGAAGTCTCTGACTTTGCACTTCCTTTTGAATGAGGGCAGTGCTTCCTCTTGGGACGATCTTCAGGTCGCCCTTTGACTCTTCGTCAGTACCGAATTCCATATTGAAATGGAAAAGTGATTCCACCATAGGCTCTAACAAAAAATCATCAATGTTCTTTATCGTACTCTTTAACGCAACGTTAGCAGCACCCATCAGCATCGATATGCCGGTAGCTGTTTTGTTCAGCGATCTGGTTTGCTCCCCGTGCGTATAAGACGGCAAGGACGTTGTTTCGTCCGCAAATCGCCGGAATAGTTCAACGATCTGGTTCAATCCGTTTGCATTGGCTACCGGCTGATAATATCTAACTGCCGGTGCGGCACCATCTCCCCCAGATCTTAGGAAGACTCTCCAAGGATAAATCTCGGTCGGGTCTTCGCCATCCGCCAATAGGTCGGTATTCACCTCAACCAGGGGACCGGATGAAAGCGCAAGATTGTCAATCCATATTCTGGTCGCTGCGTTCATCGTCGTTTGAGAATCTCGCATCATTTTAGGCACACCAGTGCCCCAAAAACTATGCGGCGAATTTTCATAAGGGAAAATCATGTAGGGGATCTTATATCCCGCTACTGGATTCAGCATGACTTTCAGAACTTTATCGCCACAGATCCAAACACAAACAGAATAGTCTTCGAAAAGGTCTGCGCCTTCTTCAAATTCAAAACCGTTTTCTTTCAGTTGGTGCCCGTCGATGTTGCCCCAGTATTCCAAAACCTCATAACGACCAGACTCGCCGTGTTCGTGAACA